TTATAACAGGTATTTAGTGTCCTGTCAAGCGTTTTTAAGGTAAACTTAGCGACCAACTTGGCCAAGATAGTATTCTTTACATTCTTCCCAAGTCATGTAGATTAGTTTATCATAGAATAGGGTATCGTATGATACCTTGTCTTTCTTCATTAATTGTTTGATACGGCCTTTAGCGTGTTTTTCTTTCCATATTTTAGTCAATGCTTCATAACTGGTATCAAATGATTTAACTAAGGCATCTTCTTTGATATCACCACGCAAAAACTCAAAAGAGTTATTGTAGAGTGGACTAAAATAAATGCCACGCTGATGTGCTGTTCTAATCAAATCTTTTGGTATGTTCAACTTAGAGTAAGTGAAGTTTAAAGAACGATTCTTATGGTCACGCTTATGTGGTTGACCACTAGCTTTCTTTGCAACATACCATTCAAAATATTTTCGTGTGTGATTTGCTTTTAACCATTCACGAATATTGTGCCTTGATTCTTTACTCGGTTCAAATGATACCGAACCAGAAGAAAAACCCATGGCATTCCAATGGTCAAGATTATCATACTGTGATAGACCACTAGCTTTAGTTTTGCCATACAATGATGTTGTTGTTACACCAATTAGTGTATCACCATATTGTTTTTTCCATAATCTTTGCACTTCATCTGATAGACAAAGCAATGCAAGTAATTTACCACCAACATAGTTATAACCAAGTGGTTGAAACGGAACAATAGTAGAACCGATTGCAGTATGATTAATCATTCCGCCTTGTGTCTTTAGTTCACGAGGCCAACCGATTGCATTATCTCTTGGTGTTAAATCAAGAAAGTCGGATGATATACACATAACACCAAGATACTTACCTGTCTTATTATCAGCAACAAGGAAATTAAGATTGCGACCAATGTTACTATTGTTCTTCATTGTTGAAATAAAGTTTCTTGCTGTGTTCCATCTTTCAGGTAAATCACTACGCTTAATCTTATCTTCAATGACTGTACCATCAACACCTTTGCGAGATACAGAACTAGAATCATCAGTATAGATTATTACAGGTTCAATATTCAAATAGTCATCAGCAGTTTGTGGCAACCAAATGTTACTCTTAACTTCATCTACCAATATCTGTTGCTTTGGGTCAAGCAATTGAATCTCTTCACCAAATAAAGTATTGTTTACAAATGATGGGTACTTCTCTTTAATCTCACACCATTTCTGATATAGTGTATACTCTTTCACATCCATTTGTGAAACATAGGCAAGGTCTTTAATGGTCTGCTCACGCAAATCATCTTCTTTGATATCCATAAAAGATTCTGGCGGATTGGCTTCTTGCCACTTACGCCATTGTTCTTCTACATCATCTTTTGGATCAAACGAATATGCCATTGTTTCTCTGTAACCTTTTAACTCTTTTAAATAATTTACCTTGCTTCTCTTTTGCCATTTTCAAGGCCAAAGGTTTCGCATGTTTATCCATAGTGATACCATTCATATGGTCTAGCTCATGTAGAAAACATCTAGCGGTAAGTCCAGTAAAAGTTGTATTATATTTTTTACCTTGATAGTCATAATATTCAACTTCAACCGATGATGCTCGTTCTATTTTTAGAAACAAACCAGGAAAAGATAAACATCCTTCATTGTCTTTTATTAAATCATCTGAAGCTTTGATTAGTTTAGGGTTTATACAAACGATAACAATCTCTCCATTACCAACAATGAAAACTCTTTCAAACACACCACATTGATTGGCAGATAAGCCTAGACCATTATATAACTTCATAGTCATCTTTAACCTGTTTATCGTGTTTGTCATAACAGGGTTTGGTAGAAGTGTAATATTGTATTCAGGAATACGTTGTTTCATCATTGGATGATTTTCATCAAACAATGGGAAAGGTTCTACTTCTTTTTCTTGTTGATACTTTGGATCAACTGTACTAAGTTTTAAAATTTGATTCATATCTTATTATATCATCCTATGATTGGTTTGTCAAACAAAGATTCCTTTATTACCTTAGGATCCCATGCCGTTCTAGAATCACACATAAGGGCATTTACATCTAAGACTTCACGCAAACCTAAATGCATGGCGAATGGAACATTGTATTCTTTTTTTGCCTTCTCAATATAATCAACTAATGCCCTTTGATATCTTTCGGCATACTTTTTCTGGCACATATATGCTTTGTTGTCACCAATGGCAAACACTCTCCAATTTTTGTAGTTTGCTTTTGATAGAGAGAATTCAAAGGCTGCACTATTGACACCTGGATATTCCTGGTCTTGAAAATCATCAATTGCAATTATACCATTGTCCTTCATTTTGTTACTGAATAACATCAAGTCACTTAGTACAGCAGAATGTTCATGGCAACCATCTATGTGTAGAAATCTTAAATCATTAACGAAGACAACATTTTCGGTATTTAATTGTGTTGTATCTTGTAAACGCCAAACTAGATTACTACTGCTTCCGAATTTTGCAATGTTGTTCTCAGCTATAACTCTAGCTTCTTCTGTAAAAATGTCATACAAATAAAAATTATTTTGACCTTTAAACTGTGAAATCATAATAGCACTTTTACCATATGCAACACCTATTTCACAAATGTCACCAATTGGGTTTTGTAATTCATTCAATATGCCATATGTGATTATGATATCTTTAGGGTAAAACCAACCTTCAACTTCTCTATCAACTACTTCTTTAAAATTGGACAAGTATTCTTTAAAATTCATTTCATTACCCTACTAAAATTATTTACTTTCTCAAAACGAACTACATTGGCAAATTTATCTTGTAGAATATCTCCTTTGTGAGAGATAACAAATAGATTAACGCCTTCTAGCATATGAAGAATCTTCATTAGTTCTTCTGTGCCATTAGTATCAAGGCTTGAATCAAACACCTCATCAAGTATCAATAGATTGGTGTTAGATGAATTCTTTAACTTAGCAACGGCACGCCAAGTTAACATTAGTGCCATGTCAATTCGTTGTTTCTCACCTTCACTAAAATTGTTATAGGTAAAATCATCACGGTGCCTTGATTTGATTGTTTCTTTAAACGATTCATCAAGGTTGAAGTTCACAAAGAAATCTAATGATGCCAAATACTTGTTCACCAACTTGTTAATGATTGGTAAGTATTGTTTGATAATCTTTGTTTTGATACCTGTATCCTTTAACAGACCAGATGCTATCTCATAATACGATTTTTCATCTATAAGAGTTCTTATATTAACAGTTAGCGTTGCTAATGTGCCTTTTAAGATTATTAATTCTTGTTCTTCTTTTTCGGTAGATGCTTTGTTAGTTTTTAATTCTTCTATTTCTTTTTCTAACTTGGCAATATACTTGTTTGTTTCTATGATAGAAGTATTCTTGGTTGCAATCTGAATCTGTAATGACTGGATTATTTTCTGTATCTCAGTTATTTCATTTAGCTTAGTTTGCTCAGACAACAACTTAACTTCTAATTGTGTTAATCCGTGCTGGCATTCCGTTGACTTGGTTTGTAATGTTTGTAACTCCGTCTCTTTAAACTCCAAGGCAATGGCTTGCCGACAGGTTGGACAACTATCATTGTGTTCAAAGAAACTGATATCTTTGCGAAATTTGGATAGATTGCTTTCAATCTGCGATTCAAGTTTAGTAATCTTCTTGACTTTATCCTCAACCAAAGTCTTTTCTGCCACCAATGTTTGATGTGTGGTGACTTCTGATAGGAGGTTAGCAATTTCTCCATGTAAGACTTGTATGGCATCTCCATTATTCTGTATCTCTTTAACATACCCATCTACCTTTGCTTCATTGTTTTGTTTCAAACCTTTGATGTGTTTATCTTGTAAATCATATCGTTGTTGTGTCAATTCAATTTCATTTTTACTTTGAGTCATCAAATCTTTATTGTTTGTTAACCTATCTTTTAACAAACCATTCATGGCAGAAAAGATTTGAATATCTAACAAGTCTTCAATGATTGCTCTTCTATCTGAAGAAGATAGTTGCATGAAAGGAACAAATGATGCAGAACCAAGAATTACAATTTGTGTAAATGATTTGTAATTCAGTTTAAGAATAAACTTCTCAAGGTATTCTTGATAGTCTCTTGCAGCTGCATCTTGATTTAATAACTCATTATCGCAATAGATTTCAAACACATTAGGTTTGATACCACGAACAATTTTATATGATTTATTATTGCTATCAAACTCAACTTCAACAACGCAATCTTTGGCATTGATTGAGTTCAATAGATTTGGTTTATTAACATTACGAAAGGCCTTACCGAACAAACCAAAACATAATGCATCAAGCATAGTTGATTTGCCAGAACCATTCTCACCAACAACGAGTGTGTTAGTTTTATTGTTTAGTTTAATTTCTGTAAAGTAATTACCAGTGGAAAGTAGATTTTTCCACCTAACATAACGAAAGGTTATCATTCAGTAGTTTCTGTATTCAATGCCTCAATGTAGAGTTCTCTCATCAGAGATTTTAATTTATCACTCTCAACATTCAAAGTCAAATTGTCAATATATTTTCCAAGGATAGTCATTGTATCTTCAGCTTGGTCAATCAATTCTTGGTCGTTCTCAATTACAGTATCAGTAAAATCTTCAACAATAGATATATCAGATGCGCCTGATTTATAAAGATTGTCAATCATATTATCAAATAGGTATGGATTCTGTTTGTTAACAACAATTACCTTCACATATGTATCTTTCAACGGAGTGAAATCGTATGACTTCCAGAACTCAAAATCTTGTTCACCATCGTCATACGATAATTTATGAAACATCTTATAAGGGTTCTGTATGAATTCAAGTTCACGAGTATTCGTATCAAAGATATGAAATCCTCTTGGGTCATTATAGTCAGCCCAAGTCATTTCGCCTGGTGTGCCAACATAGTAGATATGACCGTCATTTGATTTGTGATGAAAATGTCCTGTCAATACGATATCATACTTGTTTAATGGCTGTTTGTCAATACCACC